GGCCCCCTCACGGGGGTCCCTAGGGCTCAGGCCCTAATACCGGTTCTATACGAACACGGGTGCCTTTCCACATCAACAGGAGAGTAACGATGTCACCTATAAACCTTACTGAGGGCCAGCGTTTTGATACACGCGGGCTCCCGGAGGGGTATGACCCTCATAAGTTTTATGAGTATAGGTGGTCAACCGTTACAAAAGATAGCTCCCCCTTTGAATCGTTTCTGTATAAGTTGATGCCCTTCTCCTTTGTAAAGTCTTTTGCTTTTGCATTAGACCCTACAGCTGAGTTCAAGGTATCTACTATGCCGATAACGAACGCTAATAGAACTAGATATCGCGGTACTGCAAGCGTTTTCAACGTTATGCGATACCGTATAACCAAGACGTACCTCTCATATGCACAAACTCCTAACTATAAGAATGTGCAAGTGTGTTGGTCGCCTGGTTATGATCTAGTCTTTAGCGACTCTGCCACTTTGTTGGACCTTGTGATTGCAAATCAAGAGGTTCTTCATGACAGAGTCAAAGATACAACCAAACGTACTAGACTTATGGGTTCTGATTTTGGAACCTTTGAATTGTTCAAAGGTTACATATCGGCTCCTACTCGTCGAATACGTTATGGATTGCAGTCGAGACGCACGATCTTTACTGACACTACCCGTCAAGAACCTCAATGTGGCGCCGTTGGCGGCACATGGCAAAAAATGAGTTTCGAGACGGATATGCGCAGTTCAGAAACTGGTCCGGCGGGAGCTAGGCTGTTACTAAGTCGTTATAATCAACTTAGGGACGGCGAAATCGCTCTTTCCAAGGCATATTGCCAACAGAATGCGGTTTCTATGCTAAAGGGTATTACCCCGTTTAATCGGGATTACACTCTAGGCCGTAACTTAGTTGAGCTTCGCGATATTCCGCGGTCGATTCTGCAACTTCAGCAGACGGCCAACGATCTTCGCAAAGTGTTTCTTTCACTTTCACGTTCTCCGAAAGCTCGTAAGGTTATTTTTAACCTTAAGGGTCTAGCGAAGGATGTGCCGAATGAGTACTTATCGTACCACTTCGGGTGGAAGCAACTATATAAAGACATTAGTGACTTGCTGACATTACCCGAGAAACAGGCTAAGAAAATCTCTTTTCTTATCCGTCGATCGGGGAAGTCAACAACTTTGCGGTCTAAGAGGGATATCCTCTCAGGCTCATCGGGTGTCTCCGGCTTTGAGTATTACGCTATGGAAGGTGAGGGTTCTTTAGAAACCTCATCCCGTATCATAAGAGAGGCCCAAGTGCGACTAGTTGTTAATTGCATCTGGGACTTTCCTCCGATAAATAGCGTCCAGTTCCGAGAGGATTTATACCTCAAACGAACTGGAATCGAACCTCGTATAACGGATATCTATAACTTGATTCCGTGGACGTGGCTCATTGATTGGTTCACAGGCTTGGGTAACTATGTCGAGCTTATTGACATAATCAACCATGACCCTAAACTAATCAACTGGGGACTAATCTCCTGTTCCATTAAAGGGAGATTAGTTACAGATTTTAACTCAAAGTCGACGATAAGTAGCCAGTCTGGAACGGGAGGTCCACCTATTGTTACGAATCAAATCGTCGACAATAGACATACCTCCTTTTACGACTACGAGTGCATAACTCGAAGTGATGTGGCTACTATCCTTGATGTGAAACTAACATCTGTTCCGGCCACGCTTACGCCGTATCAGATGAGTATCCTCGGGGCTCTCATAGCTCAGAGGACTAAATTTAAGAGATAGAACATTCCGTTCTATTTCTACCATTTATTTCACAGGAGACGTCTATGTTACCCGATCCCGTAACTATCGCTGCTTCATCGCCCACACCTGCCTTGGTCTTCGCTGTTGTGAAGTCCGACGGGTATGGTACTGAACGTACTGATACTGGTGGTAACGGTTATACCGTTATTACCAATCACCAACGCATTAAAGGCGGTGGTGATAAGCATTACATTCAGATGACGCAGACAGTGAACGCGACCGACCCTTACTCTGGGTTGGTCAAGAAGCAAGTTGCTTCTGTCTCACTGGCCTTCACGCGGCCGGCGTTCGGCTTTACTGATGCGGCTATTGTCGCACTAGTTAAGGCTCTCACCGACTATCGTGACGACTCGGAAGTTACTACGGCCAAGCTTCTGCAGTTCCAGTCATAGTCCACGTCGAGCATGTGCTCTAGGTACTACCTAATTTAGAGGCAATAATGCCAACAAATGACGCGTATTATGCTGGGCTGCTGGTTGCTTGGTTGGTTCGCTTTGGGTTGTATGCTGGGGTTGTGGTTATACTTGCCACAGCCCTTGCAGGTTGCAATCCATTGCGGCCAACTGACATACTACCAAGTATGCCGGCCAAGCCTCCCCTAGTTATAGGGGAAGAGAGGGAAACATCGGCTCGGAATGACTCACCCCAAAGTGGAGGATGTCATGAAAAGTCCGATTTGTCTCTTAGAAAGCCTCTTACATGACTGTAAAAGGCTTAATCCTGATGTGGAAGGCCTTAGCCGCGATTTACAAACGGCTAAGCAAAGGTTCGAAAACGAAGGCTACGGATTCCTAACCGTAGCTTTGCCCTCCCTTGATGCTGCCCTCTTGCGAGGACTGTCATCTGGAAGGTTTGCCTGCCCAACGGGTTTTAAAACGATCCGTGGGGGAACAATCCCGAGATTTCTCTCTGGTATGTTCTGCAAGGTTTTCGACCCTATCACCGGGATCCTTAAAGAGGACGCAGATCTCTGTGTCTTGAAGTGCATGAGAAATGTACTTCAGCTCTTTAAGAAAATGCAACTCTCGTCAGAAAATGAAGCATTGCTTCATAAAAAGGCGGTAGTTGAATTTTATCGATGTGATGACGTAGCTAAATCGGTAGTAATACCGGATAGACATGATCATCTCATCGGTCGTGTCAGTAAGATCCTACTAAACACCCTAAACTCAAAGGATGTCCAATATGCGACTTATAGACACGGTCCCGGTGCTGTCGAAGAGAGGCTTAGAGCTAACCAGAAGTGGTCAGCACTATCAAACGCCATCCGGAAAGATGGGACGTTTGATACCCTTAGCTATGGCTTTGAGGCGCAAGCTGGTTACGACAGAGTCAATTTTGAGGGACCCTCACGGGTTGGCCTTAGTGACTCTGAACGTCCGAACCGGAAGAAATTTCGTTCCGGACGTCATCGTAGTCAGTCCACGTCCCATAGCACTCGACTTGGGGGTATACCTATCTTCGATGGAGCTTCTAGACGCAACGCTAGACTGATAACCGTCGCAAAGAATTCTTCTTCACGACGGACTATTACCGTGGAGCCTGTGTTGAACCAGTTTGTTCAACAAGGTCTTCGCACTCTACTTCTGGAAGCGATTTCAGAGTGTAGAATACTTGGTAACAGTATAGCGTTATCCGACCAAAGCAAGAATCAAATATTAGCTTTGGAAGGATCCCGTTTCGACAACTGGGCAACCATCGATCTGAAGTCTGCATCTGATTTACTTAGCGTTAAGCTAGTTGAATCAGTGTTTAGACATCATGGTCTTTTCTTCGACCACATGATGGATTGCCGTTCTACTGGGGTATATTGTGACCTTGCGG